CAGCGCGGAATCGTATGTCGTCTATGTCACATTCAGCACTCGCGAGAAGGCCAACGATTGGCTCAAGAGGCTGGATTTGACCGAGCGCATGAAGGAGACGGCCCGGACGATGATACTGGACCTGGGCGGAGCATGCAAATCAAGTGTCCCGGATGCGGCACAGAATCGAAGATAGACATACCAGCCATCCTGCCAATCGGAGGTCTCATGGCTATATGCAAGGTCTGTGGCACTCAGTTCCAGGTCAGGCAAGGACAAGTGGCATCATGATACCGTTCAAGATAGCCATACCGAGCTACAAGCGGGCGAACACGCTGCTGTCGCACACGCTAACGCTGCTAGAGGATGCGAACATTCTCAAGAGCAGCGTGAGCATATTCCTGTCAGGGGAGGCCGAGCTCTCGGCATACGACAGGGTCTTGCCCAATCACTGGGCGAACCGCTGCAAGATGGTGGATGCTCATGGCATGGGCGCGGTAAGGAACGCCATCAGCGATTACTACCGCGAGGGCGAGTTCCTGGTAGAGATGGACGACGATCTGAAAGGCATCTACAATCTAACCAAGGATAACGGCGGCCTTATGGCGATCGGGGACGAACTGAAGGCTGTCATCGAACATGGGTTTGAACTGTGCGTCCAGACAGGTACGCGGCTGTGGGGAGTCTATCCGGTGAAGAACCCGTATTTCATGCGCGGCGGTGTGCGGACGAAGATCGCCTACATAGTCGGCGCGTTCTTCGGCGTGATAAACACACATGACCGCGGCCTCTATGTGACCCTTGACGACAAGGAGGACTTCGAGCGGAGCATCAAGTACTATCAACGGTTCGGCAAGTTGGTTCGGCTTGAGGACATCTGCGTGGAGACGGCATACTACACCGAACCAGGCGGCATGCAAGAAACGCGCACGGAAGACCGCGTGAAGCGCTCGGCCCTGTACCTGCTCAAGAAGTACCCACAGTTTTGCACGGTGAACAGGGCGCGTAAGAAGCACTTTGAAATCAAGCTGGTGGACAAGAGATGAAGCCCTGGTCATGTCAAATCGAGCTAGTGCGAGGCTGCAACTTGGCATGTGGATTCTGTGGCACTAGGACCATGCCGCCAGGTTATGATTTCATGTCGCTGCGCACGGTCATCGCGATTGGGCGCGAACTACAACACGCTGGATACGATCCTACCAGAATCGAATTGGCTTTGCGTGGTGAACCTATGTTGCACGGGGAATGGGCAACATCCTTGTGCGTGTTGCGTAGCTATTTGCCAAAGAGCAGCATCATGATGACGACCAACGGCACTAAACTGAGTACCTGGGATGTGGACTACTTCTGGCGGGCCGGTGGAAATGTTCTCTTGGTCGATTGCTATGGCAAGGGCACGCTGGAACGCCGCATGCGGACTTTCACAGAGGCTGGATTCAAGCCGATGGATTTCTATGCGAGCGACTTCAATCCGTGGCATCGACACGGGCCAAAGACCAGGGCGCTTATCTTGCTCGATGACATTGGCCGGCGATCGGGAGAGAAGAAGAACAGGACTCTTCAGAATCATGCGGGCAATGTGGATTGGGCCGCCGCGAAGATGTACGGCATCAAGCCGTTGGACAAGCCGCTGTCTAAGATATGTGTGAACCCGTTCAGAGAGTTGGTCATCCATTGGGACGGCTCGATTCACTTGTGCTGCATGGACTACAACGCTCAGCAAGAACTGTGGAACATCTCGCGCGGCAATGTGGCCATGTTCTGGGAGAACCATCCCGTCCTGAATGCCGCACGGCGTATGCTCGCAGAAGGCCGGCGCGATTTCGGGCTGTGTCGATACTGTGATTTCAACGGTGGAGGGCGCAAGGGATTGTTGCCCAGGTATCCGGTCATGACATGGACTGAGTTGATAGCCACGAGAGCGATTGCTGAGGAACGATTCCATGAGCGATAACTACCAGTCGCCCAGGTGGACGAGTGAGATCCTCGATTGCAGCATGCCCATGTCCTTTGACACTTACAACTACTGTTCCTATGGCTGCCTCTACTGCTTCGCGTTCTATCAGAAGATTCACACGCTGGGCGGGCTCAAGGCTGGCGGGTTCAAGGTGAAATGTTCGAGCGTGGAGAAACTGAAAAGCCTGTTCCTGGGCGCGCCACACGGCAGCCACAGCCAGTTCCTGCCGTATGTGAAGGCCAGAAAAATCATGCAATGGGGAGCGTTGGCTGACCCATTCGACAACTATGAAAAGCGATTTGGCAAGAGCCTTGAGCTGTTGCGGTTCTTCGACGGCATCGACTATCCGCTGTCATTCAGCACCAAGGGAACCTGGTGGACACAAGATCCTCGGTACATGTCTCTGATGGCCCGCCATAAGCACAACTGGCACACCAAGGTAAGCATCATCACCATGAACGCTGACATGGCCAAGAAGATGGAGCGCGGGGTAGCTAGCCCGCAGGAACGCATGGACATGATCGGGCGGCTCACGGCCCACGGTCTACATGTTACCTTGAGACTGAGGCCGTACATGATTGGCCTCAGCGAAGATTGGCGCGAGACAATCAAGGAAGCCAAGCGCCAGGGCGCGGACAGTGTGAGCACAGAGTTCTGGTGCATGGACCAGCGCGCCGATGCGCCGTTGAGAAAACGCTATGACGAAATCAGCAAGCTGGTCGGGTTCGATGTGTGGACATTCTACCACAAGCACAGCCAGCAGGCGGCGTACAAGCGGCTGAACCGGGAAATCAAGTTGCCCGTGTTCAAGGCCATGCGCGATTACACGCACGACCTGGGCATGCGTTTTTATGTGAGCGACTCGTTCTGCCGTGAGATGAATGACAGCGTGAACTGCTGTGGTGTTCCGCCTGAGTGGAACAGCTACACGGGCCACTTTGGCCAAGCGATCTTGTGCGCCAAGGCCAAGGGCGAAACATGCTATGCCGACATCAAGCCCGAGGTGGACAGGTTCTTCACGCACTTCCTGATGAGGCGCGGCGAAGGCTACAATAGCCACAGAAGTCTCTGGCGGGCGCGATACCGGCGGGCGACAGCAGCGGACTGGTTCGAGTACAACTGGAATCAGCCGAACACGGGCCGCGGCCTGGTACGCCTGTACGGTTATGTTCTAGTGCCCGATCGGCTGGACGCTGAAGGGAACATCATCTACAAGTACAATGAGGAGGCAGACAAGTGACATGCGAGCATGCACAATTATTGGATAAGGGGGACAAAATCGAATGCCAGGAATGCGGAGCGCGCTGGGCGTATTCCGTTCAAGGATGGGCGCATTTTCAGCGTGTGGTGGAGGCGGATAAATGAACGACAGGGCGTATCCCGAATCGTGTGACCGATGTGCGTACGCTGATGAAGGTTGTGTCATCCGAAAAGCCGTCACGAGGATTGAAGTTCAGACAGACCAAGATTGGTGGTGCAGTTACGGGAAACCGCGCCCGGAGGTTAAGAAACGATGAACCCACAAGGCCCGGACAAGATACCGTACACGGATTTCACCTGGAATCCATGTACGGGCTGCAAGCACGGCTGTTCCTACTGTTACGCTCGGCCGATCGCGAACCGCATCTACAAGGAGAGGTTCGAGCCGACCTTCAGACCGGAGCGCTTGAAAGAGCCGTTTGAAGTGACCAAGCCCAGCAAGATCTTCGTGTGCGACATGGGAGACCTGTTCGGGGAGTGGATGGAAGAAGAAGTCGTGGACAAGATTCTCGATGTGACGCGCCGCTGCACGCAGCACACATTCCAGTTCCTATCCAAGAATCCAGACTACTATGGCTGGTGGTTCGGAGACAAGAAGTGGCTAGGCACGACGCTGACATTCGATGCCGCGCTGCACGACAAGGAAGCCCAACGCCTGTTCATGTTGTCTCAATGCGAGCAGGACGGCGTGTACTGGGTAAGCGCCGAGCCGTTGCTTGGCGACCCTATGACGATCGTGGATGAGTACAAGGAAGATGCAAGCCGCGTGGACATGTGGGTTATCGGTGAGCAGACAGGCCGCCGGTACACGCCCGCGCAACTGCAAGAAGTAACCGATTGGGCGCGCGACCTGATAGGCTGGGCGCATGCACGAAGCCATAAGGTGTTCGTGAAGAACGGCCTCAAGGGCGTGTTCCCGATCGCGGAGCTACCGTAAGGAGGAAGAAGATGCCAGCACCCGTAACATGGCCGTGTAAACAGTGTGGAGCGATAATGGCGAGCAAAGCCGAGCTCGAGGAACATTGGATGAAGAACCATAGCGTCTTGTCGCCATTGAGAGAAGGAGACTTGATGTTCGTCTGCAAGATCTGTGGCAAAGGATGTCGGACTGAGCGTGGGCTGCATACGCATGCGGGACACATGCACGCCGGCGCTAGAAGTGAATCCGAACTTGGTCGTGGTTCTCGGCAGAATCTCAGAGAGGAACAAGAGGCCGAAGAAGCCATTGCCGATAAGACTGAATCGAAAGGCTTGGCGAATATCAAGGTACAGCACCAGGTCGAACCGTGGGCCTTGATAGGTAGTGTCATCAAGACGCTGACAGATCGCGGCGCTGAAGTGACCGTGACCATGACTGTCCGAGTGATGAAGTAGGCCGCCGTAAGAGAGAAAGGTGACACCAAAGAGAGAAGGAGGCGAGGCATGACAAAGCAGCAGCCGAAGCGGGGGAAGTACTGGCTAGAGAAGATGATGCAAGTCCTGGTCATAGGCGGCCCGGACTTTCGGAAGAAGTGCAAGTACAGGAGGAACCTGAGATGTGGAGTACCAGAACACTTGTGTTCAAGCTGTGCAGAGGCGCGCTGAAGCGAAGGCCGCACAAGATCGCCATGGCCAAGATGGAGGGCTTCCCGGCGGGCGAAGTCGTGTACATCAAGGCATGGGCGGACCTTGAAGGAATCAACGGCGTTGGACCTACAACGGTTACGGCGACTGTCGATTGATTTGAGTCAAAATGACACCGGAAACAGAAACACGCGCCATCCAAAGAATACGAGCGCCGAGCTACAAGGCCGTAGCCAGGCGGCTCAATGTCAAGGCGCTGTGGGTTCGCGGCTACACGGTGGATGAGATAGCCGCAAGGATGAAATGCAGCCACAGCACAGCGGCGCGAGACTTGGCAGAGCTGAAGGCTGACCCCGCATTCAAGCTAGGTGCAGCGGCGGCGCAAGAGGCCCTGCAACGCATCCTGATGGCCTTGGGCGATCTGGTAGACCGAGCGCGGGCGATCGCGGATGACAAGGACCAGCCGGCCACTGTGCGGCTCAAGGGGATAGGCCACATTGGCGCTCAGCTGTATCGCATGGCCAAGGTGCAGCTAGACTATCTCAAGCCAGGCGGCATAGGGATTATCGCCGAACCTGGCAGCATGGTGCAAGTGAACATGACGCGCCAGGACTTGGCTGTCGTGCTGGTGGACCTGCTTGAGGGCGTGCCTGAAGAATGGCAGCGGTTCATCCTGGACAAGGCCAAGACGCTGGAGGTGGAGGCCAATGGACAAGGCCCGTTGGGGTGAACAGATCTTGCGCGGCTGCATCCCCGAGGCGTATCTCCAGGGAGACAGGCCGTTGATTGTCAACTTCAGCGGCGGCAAGGACAGCCTTGTGTGCCTGCTCTTGGCGCTCAAGGTGACGGACAATGTGGAGTGCATGTACATGGACGCCGGCTTCGAGCTGCCAAGCACGCTGCCGTATGTGCGCGAGCGCTGCAAGGAGTTCGGGCTCAGGCTGCATGTTAGCCATCCTGAGCGCGACCGCGTGAAGCACAGGACCATCCCTGACCAAGTGGTGAACCTGGTGGACTATATCAGATACTACGGCTACTTCCCAAGCAAGGCGAACCGTTGGTGTTCGATATGGTGCAAGCAGCGCCCTGGGCGCGTGTACATCCGCAAGGTCTGGGGGAAAGAGCCGCTGTACAAGCTAGTGGGCGTGAGACAGTTCGACAGCGCGCACAGGGCCGTGGTCTATGGGCCACGCGGCGCGGCCAAGTATGGCGGGCGATACTCGAGGCCGGACAACGAAATGATAGGCTGCACCTTGGTGTACCCGATCTTGGACTGGACCACGCCTGAGATTTGGCTGTACCTCATGCGGAACGGCATCGAGATGCACGAAGGGTACAAGCTGTTCGGTGTGTCGGGCTGCAAGTGGTGTCCGGTTCACAAGCCGCACACCGTGGCCAAGATCGCCCGCGCCTTGCCCGGAATCTATGATGACCTGCTGGAAGCCGAGCATGACATAGGTAAGCCCGCGTGGCAGCATGAGCGCGTGTGGCTCAAGGATGTGGTGGGTCGATGACATCCAAGAAGGCGACAGCCAAGCCCGAACACTATGCCGCAACCGCCCAGGGCCTGCGTGATGCTGATACCATACTGAACAAGAAGAAGGCCCTCAAGTCGTTCGCCTTCTTCAGGAAGTACTACCGCGACCGGGACACGCCTTGGCATCAGCAGGAGATGGTAGACTTTGCCGAGGCCAATCGTTGGGCGCTCATCCTAGAGCCGAGAACGCACGGCAAGACGGAGACCATGGTGGTGGACTATGGGCTGTGGCGCATCTGCAAGAACCCGAACATACGCATCCTGGTGGTCACACAGAGCGACAGCTTGGCCGCCGAGTTCATCAGTCCCATCAAGCAGGAGATTATGCTGAACGAGGGCCTGCAGCGGGACTTCAATCTCGCGCCCTTGATGAAGGAGGCGGGCCACAGCATCATAGTCAAGCGTTCCAAGAACCTGAAGGACCCGACCGTGGCCGCCGAAGGCTGGGGAGGATCTGTGACCGGCAGGAAGAACGACCTCATCTTGGCCGACGACCTGTTTGACACAGACGACGCCATGAGCAAGACCACGCGAGAGACCATAGAGCGCTGGTTCTTCAAGGAGCTGATTAACTGTCTAGACATGGACGGACAGATCTTGGTACAAGGCACGACCAAGCATTACGCCGACCTGTACGCGGACTTGCAGAAGGGCGGCGACTTCAAGGTACTCAAGCGCCAGGCCATCCTGAACGAGGCGGAGCATAAGGTTCTGTGGCCTGAGCGCTATCCTTGGGACGCGCTGCAACGGATACGCATGGCCCTTGGGCCAATCTACTGGAGCGCGGAATACATGAACGACCCAACGCCCTTGACCGGCGAGCTGCTCAAGGAGGAATGGCTGCACTTCTACGAGGACCATCCCGAGCCGCTTGAGATACGGTTCGGTGTTGACCCAGCGATAAGCAAGAGCAACACAGCCGACTTCAGCGCGATCGTGGTAAGCGGGCGGGACAAGCCGACGGGCAACATCTATGTCCTGCAAGCCTGGAAGGGCCATGTCGATTTCCCCGAGCTGCTGCAGGAGATAGCCAAGTGGCAGCGCGTGTGGGGAGCGCAGAAGATCTTCGTGGAGGAGAACGCTTACCAGGCGAGCATAGTGCAGGCGGCCAAGGCCGTGAGCAACATGCCGATCGTTGGAGTCAAGACCGTGAAGGACAAGGTGACGCGCATGTTGGCCCTGTCGCCGCACTTCCAGAACGGCAAGATAATGGTGAGCCGCGGCCAGCACGATTTCCTGGAGGAATACCTACAATTTCCCAGGGGAGCGCACGACGACATCTTGGACGCGCTCGAGCTGAGCGTGCATGAATGGATAGCTACAGGCGGTCAGAAGTTCGGCGGTGTGTGGGTAGACTTTGGCGCGTTGATGCGAGGTGAGGGCGTATGATGTGCAGGAAATGTAAATGTTTTAAATATGGACTATCAGAAATTGCACAGACGCGAGGCATGAGAACATGACACGGGTGCTAGGAATCGGTGACATCCACATGGGCAGCTGGTCCGCTGTCATGCTGGAAAGGGGCATCATCAAGGATGTTCAAAGCGGAGACGAGAACGAGGTAAAGCCGAACAGGAATCAGCGCAGGATCTTGGACAACTGGTGGGAGATGCGCGACACACTGGGCAAAATCGACCTGGTCATAGTGAACGGCGAATGTTGTGACGGCCCGCAGCGTAAGGCCGAGGGCCTGAACCAGTGGACGACGGACAAGCGCGCCCAAGCCATGAACGCCGTGGCGCTGCTCAAGACACTGAGATGCAACAAGTTCCGCATCAGCCGCGGGAGCAACTACCATGTCGAGGAGAACCTGAACCTGGACCAGTATGTGGCCGACCAGATGATGAACCCGAAGCTGGGCCGGCCCGTAGAAGCCGAATACGAGCCGCGGTTCATCCAGGAAGATGCCAAGTCCGGGCTCAGGTTTCATGTGCAGCACTTCATACCGCCGAGCAAGGCCACATGGCAGTACTTGACAACGCCCTTGGCGCGAGACATGGTTCTGCTCAAGCTGAACGACAGCAGGAAGAAGTACGGGCATGTGGACATAGTGATACGAAGCCACATTCACTTCTATGTGGAGGTGGGATACAGCCACAGTCACGGCTTCGTGCTGCCGGCCTGGGAAGGTCCGACGCCGTATGAGGTGATGAAGGGCATCATCACACCGCCTGAGATCGGCTGGCTGGTTATTGACACCAACGATGACGGGACATACGATTCCGATTTCCAGGCCGAACCGCGTGTGCCGAGCATCAAGGTGTTCAAGGACTGAAGGAAGATCGGGAGGTATCACATGGGCAAAGGACACAAGCCAAAGGAACAATTATGGGAAGACATAGTCGTGCCTGAACTGGAGAACGCGCCCGACAGGAACGCGCCGCCATGGAGCGAGGAAGAGGTCGCCGTTCTCAAGAAGTACTATCCAATCGCGGACACGAAAGCGGTCAATGATTATTTCCTTCAGCACTATGGTCGCAGCGCTGGGGCAGTGCACACCCAAGTCTGCAAGTTGGGATTGCACAAGGAGGCAAAGCATGACACTGTGCGCGAAAAGCTGTGACAAGTCCTGGTGCCCCTTCAATAAAGAAGGTGAATGTCTGTTCAGCGACGACGAGGATGATTGCATCATAGACCCGATGGAGCCGGACACGGAGGTGTTTCGATGCAGTGTTGGCGCGACAAAATGCCGGACGGTACGCCCGTAGAATGCGGAACCTTCAAGAGCTTTGCAGACTTCGCGAAGTACGACGGTGAGAAGATCTGCAAGCGGCTGTGCCCGCCTGGGTTCAAGGGCAAGACCAGCCAAAGCGGCAGGTATCTCAGGTCTAGCAAGAAGTGGATGGACGGCCTGGGCGGCGGGCCAGCCTATCGCCGGCCCGAATACGGGAGGAAGGTAGCATGAGCGACGAGAAAGAGCAATGCACGAATGGACACTGTGCCAGCGCGGCCCAGTCATTCATTGTCGGAGAGGTGTGGGTTTGCGCCTGCTGTGGATATGTGAGCCCAACGACGGCCGAACCAGGTTACTGTCCTAGATGCGGGAAGAAGTGGGGGAACTGTCTATGACCGGTCCACAGCAAAGTCCGCGCAAGGTCGTGGCGATATTGGAGGAATTCGATGGCGCGAGTCAAGCACAAGAATCGAGATGAACTGGCCCGTGAACTGGCCCTCATGGCCGGCATTCGCGGCGAGATTGGCAACTTGGCCTATGTCAATCGGGAGCATCTTGTCAAGCTATGCAATCAACTCGCTAAGGCCAAGGGAATTGACTTTCACGGGACTCTTTTGCTGAATGACGAAAAGTAACCTCAGTACCGTAGTTTTGAAATACGACAAGCGCCGTTGAAGAACCAATGGGCCTTCTAGATGGATTTTGGCGGGCTCTCGGCGTGGCCAAGAGTACTGCACAGCCGGTAGGCCAATCGCGAGATTGGTTGGACAAAGCCAAGCGAGGGGAAGCCAAGACATCCACCGCGATCGGCGCGCGGGAGAAGGACGGCTTTCTTGTCCCGCTGAGGAATCCGAAGGAACTTGTGTCGCTTGTCACCAAGGAATGGATGGTCGGAACGGCCATCGACAGACGCGTGACTGAAGTAACGCGGGAAGGCTATGAGTTCGCGCTCAAGGAAGGCATAGATAACACACAGCGCGAAGCGCTTGAGAAGGCCGAGCTCACCGGCATCAAGGGCATCAAGGCGTTGTTCGAGAAGCCTAACGATGACGGGCATGACCAGGTTGCCTTCCCGATGAAGGATGTCATCAAGAGTGTGGCCTGGTATCATATCGTGACGGCGGATGCGTTCATTGAGGTCTTGCCGGATGTGCTTGGCCGGCCCACACAGCTGTATCCGCTGCCGAGCGAGTACATGCGCGAGCGTATGCCCGACAAGCCAAAGCAACTGTTCTGTCCCAAGTGTTACAAGCCGGACACAATCTACGGCGAGGGCGAGATGGCGTGCCGTGAATGTGGCGGCCCGATCGTGGAAACCGTGTGGGCCATGGTGGACGACGGCGACAAGGTAGTGGCCCGTTGGACACATGGCGAAATCGTGCATCATCAGCCGCGGGCCTATGGCGGGCGCAAGCGTGGGTTCAGCACGGTGGAGCGCGTGTGGTACATCGCACAGATCCTGCGGTGGATGGAGCGCTACCAGTTCAGCGCCTACGCGAATAACACCAGCGCGGACAAGATTATCGCCTGTCCCAAAATGAGCCAAGGTGATGTCAACGCCATGTTCGGCGAAATCACGGCGCAGAAGCAGGACAAGCCATACATCCGCAAGAACCTCGTCATTGGCGTGACAGAGCCGCCACAAGTCATCGACCTGCTTGATTCCCTGGTTGACCTGGACGCCGTGAATCTGGCTCAGTTTTATCGGGAGGCGATCGGAATAAACTTCGGCGTGTCGCTGACCATGCTGGGCATCCAGACACCAGGCAAGCTGGGCAAAGAGACGGAAATCATGGAAGCCAGCTACGACACGATTGAGGAAGACCAGGCCGACATCGAGGAGTTCTTCAACACACGCATCCTGTCCCTATTCAAGGAAATCAAGAGCTTTGAGTTCGTGCTGAAATCGCCCAAGAAGGACGACCTGTTGCGCAAGGCACAGATAGAGAGCTTGCAGGCCCAGACGCTGAAGCAGCTCCAAGACTGTGGCGCGATCGCCCGCTTGGACAAGGACGGCGAAATCGAAATACTTGGTTGGAAGGAGGCCGAGCCGGTACGACCGTTGCCTGGTGTTCCATTTTCTCCCCCCGCACCAGACACGGTACGCCCAGGTGAGGTCAGCCCGCCGAATCCGTTGGTAGAGCCGACAGAGGAAGTCACGGTTGAGGACCTTGGCCCTGGTGTCGCGCCGGGACTCGGCGGGCTCAGTGTTCATAAAGGTGTCAAGAAGCACTTGACACCAAGGGACTTGCCCAAGGGCGAAGTACCTGCGGGCATAAGCAAGGCCGAACGGGAACTGGACGCGAAGATGGCCGATATTCAGGCGACCGTGGCGCGCAAGATCGCCGCGGCCACGACACAAGCGCAACTGCAAACAGCCATCAACCAGGCCATGACCGACCTGGAGACAAAGCTGGCCCGCGAAGCCCTGGCGTTCGAGCGCAGTTACTACCAGGAAGTGCTTGAACGCGAGGCGTCCAAGGAAGGCTGGGACCCAGCGTTTCAGCAAGTGGACGAGGACGCGCTTGATTATCTATCGCGCGATCCTCACGGCATGATAGTGGCCCTAGACAACTACAGCAAGAAACAGCGGGCCATGATAATCGAGGTGTTCCAGCGCGCAGAGAAAAGCCCGGAAGGCTTGGCCCTGGGCGACCTGAAGAAAGAGCTGGCCGACTTTCTGGACAAGACGCCCTGGGAGCTGAGCCGAATCGCCAGAACAGAGACGACCAGGATAACGAACCTGGCCCGCATGAATCGGTGGACCAAGGTGGGTGCGCCGGAAGACCGATATGAGCTGGTGATAGCGCGTGACGAGCGCGTGTGCGAACATTGCCGCGCCGTGGCCGAGGGCGGAACGATTGAAGTGAACGGGCTGCTCAAGGCGTTCCATGGAAATCCGTACACATTCTCCGAGATGCGCAACATAGGCGGTGACGGGACAATCCACGGCCCTAACTGTCGATGCGCCTGGGCGCGGAAACCGGCCTCTTACATGAAGGCCGGTGGAGGCTGACATGATTACGGTTAAGATCTCAACCAACGCCGAGGGCGCGGCAAACGCTTTTGCTGGTATGGCCGACAGAATGCGCGAGGCATATCGGGCCAGCATCAGCGACATTGCGGACGCGATCGCGTTGGAATCCCAGCGGCTTGTGCCCGTGGGCAAGAGCAGGAAGGGCTACACGGGCGGAACTCTGCGAGACAGTTTGAACATTGCCCGCTTTGGCGACTATGAAGTAGTTGGCTATCACACGCCTTACGCGAGGATTGTTCACGACGGCCTGAAAGCGCCCATGACTGTGCAAGTGCCGCCGCACATGCGCCTGCAAGCGTGGGCGTGGGGGAAACCGATCGCGCCGCGGATTGTGCGTGTGCGCGCTCATACTGCGACATTCAAGCCGAGAGCAGGCAATCCATATCTCGCTGATGCCGTGGCGGAAGTAGAGCCGAGAATCGAGGACATGGTCGTGGCGCGTATCGAGGATGCGAAAGCCAAGTACGCCGCCGAAACCGGCGCAAGTACGTTAGAGGTGGGCTGATGCCAGAAGAAGCATGGAAGGATGAACGGCCCTGGCCTAATGGGCGTGTCATAGAAGCCTTCATCAACGCGCCCATGGTGGACCAGCAAAACGAGTTCATCACAGCCGATGCGTGGCCGAAGGTCATGCCCTGGTTCGTCAAGCACGGGATGATGACTTGGTATCACAGCGACCTGTTCATTGGCGAGCCGGTCGCCTGGCGCATGCGCGACAATCGTCCTGAAGCAAAGTTCGGCATCTACGACAGTGATGAGTCTCAAATTCCATATCACGATGAAGTCTGGCGCATCATCCAGAAGTACGGAACGAAAGGCGCGACCAGCATCCGCGGGCTGCCTCTATCAAAAGAGCGCATCTGCATTGCCGATCGCTGTTTCAAGAAGATAAGCGACATTGGCGTGTGGGCCGTGGGCTGGGTAGGCGCATCACCGGCCAACATAGGCGCGACGGTGAACTATGTGGCCAAGACAGAAGGCCCTGAAGGCGCGTGGCTCATGGCCGCCATGAACTCGCCGGACTATGATGTGCGTCATTTGACGGCGCAGATTGTACAGGCAGGGCTGGCCAAGGTAGGGCCTAATGTCGAAGCAATGGCGCGTGACACCATGACAGCGGACAGGAAGATCGGGCTTGAGATAACGGACAAGGCCGTTGCCGCGATGGCGAAGGGCGTGCCCGTTGCGGAGCTGATACTGAAGTGCCCGAAATGCCGCGAGTACCTAGCCAAGCTCGAGGCCGCGGGCGTGGAGGCGAATGTAGCCGTAGCCGACATCAATGCGCGGCTGCTAGATGCCGTCAGCAAGCCGTTTGCGGGCTTCAAGGATTTCGCTGCATGTGTGGCGTCCAATAGCGATAAGGACGACCCGGAAGCCTATTGTGCCACGGTCATGCGGGCTGCGGAAGGCAAGATCGCCGGCGAACGATATGCCGGCTTTGAAGCACCTGAACCCCGCGGAGATTACAGCGAACATCAGAAAACAGTTCTAGCCCATGCGTATTCATCATGTCGGGCCAAGCAGGAAAGTGAAGGGACGACAGATAAGGAGAAGTGCAGCAAGATCGCCCACGCCGCAGCAGATAGCGTGGGCAAGGATGCAAGTCAAGTGGTCGCCCATGGGACGGCCATTGACAAAGGGGTGACTCCAATGGCAGAGGAGCCAAAGGACAAGCCAAAAGAACCGGACACGAAGGCCGCCCCGACAGAGGCGGCCAAGGCAGCCGAGCCGAAGAAGGAGGACTACGAGGCAGCAATCAAGACACTGATTGCCCGCGTGGAAGCCCTTGAAGGCAAGGCCAAAGGCGGAGAGGACTTCATGAAAAGCCATGAGGACCTGAAGAAGTCGCTCGACGAGTTGGTGAAGAAGTTCACCGATGTAAGCGAGCGCGTGCTTGCCATAGAGGGCAAGATCGGCGTTCCTGCCGTGAGCAAGCGCGGAGAACCGACAGCACCAGCGGACACGGGCGGCAAGCCGGACATCAGGAAGATGTCCGTGAACGAATTGCTCGCCTATGTGGCCAAGGGCTAAGCAAGAAAGCGGAGAACCCAAAAGGTGAAACCCATGGGTAGAAAGGAAGAGCTGATGTCGTTCTTCGATGAGGACGGCATCGACTTGGAAACATACTACCGCGAGAGAGCCATCAAGGCGCTGGAGCTCAAGTCTCCGACGCAGGATGGCCGCGGCACGGAGCTGGTGACCGTAGATGAGATGGCCAAGGCGGCCTTGACGACAGCGGATGTAGGCGCGATAAACGCCGTATACGACCTGGCTGTCATCACCAACTACGCCACCAAGAACAACATCACGGGAGCGATTCCCAAGAAGGGCTGGAGCAGACAGGGCTGGAGGGCTGTGAAGACAGCATCCAAGACCAGCGGGCTTGGTGTAGCAGAGGGCGGCGCGCTCGGTACAGCGGTTGAGCCGGTGTACTACGAGATCGGCCCGACACCAAAGGAGTTCGAGGTCGTGACGGACTACACGACCAGGCTGCGAGTCTTGCAGAAGATCGCAGATGGCGTAGCCGTTGACCAGAACAGGAGAACGGTGGAGTCCGACTTCTGGAGGGCGATGGAGAACGACATCAACAAGAACTTCAACACGCTGGCAGGCGCAAATGCCGAGTCTATCCACAGGATAACGGCATCTGATGCTGAGAGAGTCGCCGAGAGCTACACGGACGGCGATGAGGATCTGTACGGCGTGGACAGGAGCACGGAGACATGGTTCAACAGCAACCCACTGTACGCTGCTTCTGGCACGGACAGAGACCTGCAGGTTGCGCTGCTCAACGACATGTGGGAAGCCGTCATGCCATACTGGACGAGCTTGGCGAACAAGTTCTATGCCACTGGGCCTGACTCTCTGATGCGAATAAGCGAACTCGAGGCCGCGAAAGTGAGGTACAGCATGGAGGCGTTCAAGATCACGCTTGGCGATGGAGTCCAGGTAGGGCCTGGCATCCAGATGACCGGCGGCAAGATGGCCACATGGGACGGATTTCCGTTCGTCGTGAGCGACGCCGTGGACAAGACGGACGACACGATCTCGCCAGTGTACCTGATGGACAACGACTATCTCGCGTTCCAGTTCGGTCAGCCGATCGGATACCAGGAAAGCGACGACATGTTCGCTGTCGGACACCTCATCAGAGGCGTGTGGTACGGCATCGGTGAACTCATCGACATGTTCCCGAAGACCTGTGCCAGATTGAGGGACCTGAAGTAGTCCCTAAACCCTTTCCCATTTCCTTGAACGGAGGAAGCAACATGGTACAAGTAGTCTACAAAGGGGCGCTGGGGCATGTGAAGCACAAGGGTGCAGATAGCACGAGACCAGAAGCTTACATGTTCGTGCCTGGCGCGCCCGTGGAAGTGAAGGACGAACAAGACATAGCCATGTTCAGGCGGATGGCTGAAGTCAATCCGCAGGACTGGGCCGTAGTTGAACCTATGGTCAAGATCGCTGTGGACAAGGCTACGGAGGCCGTGGCCAAGGTCGTTCGGAAAACGAAAGGGAGCAACTAAGGAGGCACAAACATGACCTCGACAGTAACGGATGTCAGGAAGATCGTGGCGGGCAACATGGCGGTACGCCTGGTGTACATGGATGTGACCAGCTATACCACGGGCGGCGAGACGCTGAGCCCTGCATCACTTGGCCTAACGGCCATGGATGCGGTGTTCGCGACGCATGCTGGTGGTGGGACATTGGCGGGCGTGGCCATCCCGAACTGGGACAAGGCCAACGGCAAGCTGAAGTTCAATGCCACGCTGGCAGCGGAAGTAGCGGCGACATCAGATCTGGGACTGTGGTATCTGTTCGTCATCGGTTCGCCATAGGCGGAGGTGAACGCCCATGGCTAGAACCGATGTATTCAGAGTACGCTCGGACAAGGACACGCACTTCACGGGAGCGATAGTTCAGAACGCAGCTGAGCAAGAGGACATACCGACAGGCGCGGGCGCGAAGAAGTTTGCCATCATAGAGTGGACAATGATGGCAGACCAGGCTCTAGACTGGGAGTTGGTGTTCTGGAACAAGGCAACGGCTGAAGATGCGGACATGGACCTGGACGCGTTCATAAGCCGTGTGGCGATCGCCGTAGCAGACCAGAAACAACTAGGCGTGACTGGCACATACTACGCGAGCAAGGAACTGGCCGCGCCAATCATCTATGTGGATGATGATGCGCCAGCCGTCGAGCCGAAACTGCATGTGTCCTTGGTGAACAGGAACGCAACGGCCAAGAACGCCGGTGCGACTGGTGAAGTCGTCATCGTCGTGACTTGCGAACCGATCGGGTGAGCTCATGCAATGGTGGCACAAGAAGAAGCAGGAACCAAAGGAAGCGCCGCCAGGCTTTGTCGGGCACAAGTGTGGCCGCTGCGGGAAGGGCTGGCAGACGATTGATGGTTACATGGACCATCACTGTGAAGCAGCCAACGGGCTGACACCGCGAGATGTCGGTTTCGTGCTGAGGAGCTAACATGGTCGCAACAGTTGAGATCTGTGAGAGCAACGGCTCATCGGAAACCATCACGCATAATGTCGGCAACCTGAACTGTGGCGACACGGAAGCCGCGAACCTTGACTACACGGCCTATCCGATTCCACAAGGCGAGAACGCCTACGCGAAGAATGCGCGCATGCACTGGTCGGCTGGAACAGCAAACAAGCTGGATAACTTCCAGGTGTACAAATCGGCAGGCGCGTACAAGACGGGCGAAGGCATCCAGGCCAGTCTGCACACGACACAAGGCAACTACGATACCGTGAAGGTGACGGTCTATGTGCAAGGGACAAAGACGACCTACACGGCCTACGCGATACCTGAAGCCGATCCTGGCGCAGCGAACCTGGGCATCGGCGGCAGCTTGACAGGCAACTTGGTAGCCGTTGGGTACAGCGACTATCTTAAGTTCCAGCTGCAGACCACGGGCAGCACGCCGCAAGGCGACCTGAACACGAAGACGATAACCTTCCAGTACGACGAGCAATAAGGAGGCGCACCTTGAAAACGGACAAGGCGGGCGACAAGGCAGAGCCTATGCTGCATGAGTCCTGGCACATGGAGATGCCGGACGGGACAATCATGAGAGGTAGCGATGACTATCCCAAATTGGAGCACAAGGCCAAGGCAACCAGTCTGCTCGTCGTCTTCAGAAACGGCATGCGATTTCGCGTACAACCACCGCCCAACTGTCAAATCATCTGGTTCTGCAAGCCGCGAATCACGATCGGGACGGACGACGGGCGTGTGCTGGGCCACATGCGGGCCTACTACATCGGCTGGAAAGACCGGTACGACGGGAAGAAGTGTGTTCACATGTTCGAGCTGAACGAAAAGGGCCAGTTCTTCAGCGCGCTGCTGTCCGACGACGGGCGGGGAGGTCTGGATTGATGAAGATCTGGAAAGGCAAGCATTGGATGATTCAGACCGGTGCGAGATGGGCAGGCCCACTCAACTTCGGAGTTCACGTGGATGTGAGACTCGGAGGCAAGCACTACATCGACATCCATCTGCCGTTCACTGTTATCACGTTGGGGAATATCAGCTCGGTAGAGTACCCGCCCTGGTGGTGGGCCTGTGCCAAGGATGCACGGACGGGAGTGAAGTATGGCGACTAACTACTGGAGGGCTGTGAGCAACACCAACTGGTCGAATGATACAGCCTGGTCGCTAGGTCACGAACCGGAGGCCGGCGAGGATGTAGTCTTCGACGACCTCAGCGTTGACGGAAGATGCCAGATTGATGTCACAACTGCCCACCTTGGTTCGTTCTTGCTGGCAGATGGGGGAGGCGGCGCATGGATTACGCCAACTGCCGGGATAACAGTCTACATAGACGGAGACATGACTTTCACACAAGGTCGCATCGACTTTGCTACCACTTCATTCTGGGTAGTCGGTGGAAATGTCATCAGGACGAACAATATCGCTCAGACATGGGCCGACGAAGTAACGGACTTGCGAATGACGGGAAGTGGCAAATCCCTTCAGTTCGCCAAAGGGACTTTGCTCTGGAAGCTGCGTGTTGCCGGTACTATAAGCACCACGGGGACTGCTCAAACAGGCGCTGCCAGACTCGTGGTGGAATCGGGGAAGAGTTTGGAAATCCCGACTACCAAGACATTTGAGGTACACTACACGGGCTCACCGACAGGAGACATCATAGACAACGATGGAACGATCACTGGAGCAGGCATGCTCAAAATCATCCCGGACAAGGATGATGTACCATATCCGGTCACTTTCGGGACAGTGTCTTGCCCGACCATGATTGAGGCGGGTTCTTACGCGGCATCACATCAGATATTGACCCTCGGGGAGGATACGGTGTTCGCTTCCGCATTGTGGGTGGGTTCGGCATCTGCGACATATAACATGACAGTCGCACATAACTCGAATTACACGCTGACCGTAGCGGGCACTATGACGCTCGGAAGCAGAGGGATACTTTCGCAAGGGACTGGGAAGTGGACCTTCGGCTCGTACATGCAAAGCGGAGCGAACTCGTCACATACACACGCGGGATATTTCAGAGTCATTGGCGCAACGGATGTTACCAACGGGACATGGAATGTGAATGTGAATGCGCGCGTAGGTGCGCTGTCGCAGAACGGGGGCACAATCACCGTGGCATCTGGATACGCGCTGTTCTATGATTCAGACACTTACACATCCGGGACGAGGACTGGCACGATAGTCAAGTGGGGACTGAGCGTTTACGCTCCGACGGGTACAAGCACGACAGAGTGGACAAACCCGACATA